TTCATCAAGTGAACTAGCTTCCCAAATTGGGTAGAAGTGTAGTCCGATGGCATTGCTGCTCGGAACGACGGCTCCCGATATAATGTTGTTTCCATAGAGGAGGGAGCCTGCAACGGGTTCTCTGATTCCATCAATATCAACAGGTGGCGCTGCAATGAACGCCGTAATAAAACAAATGGTTGCGGCTAGCAGTGTCGGAATCATAAGGACACCGAACCAGCCTACGTATAAACGGTTGTTAGTGGACGTTACCCACTGACAGAAGTCTTCCCAAGTGGAAGTCTGCTGCCTAGAAATAATTGTAGTCATAGCGGGAATTAATTACATAACCAACCCACCCACCGCAATTAATTAATAGCGTTTCTGTTTATAAGATCCGCTTCGTGCTGTACGACCAGTAGAAGGACCGAGTGAACCACCATTAGGTTGATCACTTTGGGTGTATGGCTGTTCGGAACCACCACCTTCGTCCTTCCCACCTTCACCAATTTTATTTTTGGCTTCAGGGATAGCTACATCAGCATCATCACTACGATCAGCTGTGCCAAGCGTATCGCTCAGCAATTTGCCTGCTTTCATAGCAGCCATAGCTGCACGCATTTTATTGTGATTAGATTTCAGGTCCATTACCAAATACCAGGAATGATTTGTCCAGTCAATGCGTAAGCGCCCAAAGCAGCCACGATGCCCAGCATCGCAAAACGACCATTAAGCTTCTCAGCCTTTTCATTGTGAGTTTCGTACACGTCCATAATCTCCATAGGTGGTTCTTTGGCATAGAGGTTTGCTCGTCCGCCGTCTTCAATTACAGTTGTCATTTCTTTTTAATTTTTACGCAGTTGTTAACCTGCTTGCCGCCTTTCATCTTCATGCCACGTTTGGCATAACCTTTCCAGCAGCTCTTAGCTTTAGCCATTAGTACATGAGGTCTTCAGACCGTTCGAGTTTGTTCATAATGTCCTGCCGATAAGCAGGATCCCGATCGTACCGAGGGTCACTCATAGCTTCGACAACTTCAGCTTGGCTACGGAATACATCTGCTGTTTGTACAGGAGTATTACCAGAGAGGAAGTCTTGGGGTTGCCAACCTTCCATCTCAGCCATGCGGAATGCCATTGCTTGAACAGCAAAAAAGCAAGAAGCAGGATCACCTTTTTGCATGACTGCATCGTAGGCTTCGATCATGTCTTGCTCACAGTTGTTTGCTGCCCACTGCAGCATCTCTGTGTATTGCTCCTGTCCACCGACCATGTCATAGAGACTGTCGATTTCACCTTGCTCTAGTTCTCGACTCTCACCTTCTACACCTTGTGCACGGAGATCAAGATAGGCTTGAGCAATGTCAATAGGGTCAGCCTCAGCAAGTGCCTCTAGTGTTTCGGGATCAAATTCATCTTGTGACTGTTGCCACAAAGCTTCCATAAGATCAACGTCTGGCTCCTCTACCTCTTCAGAGACTTGTTCTTCTTCAGGGGCAGATTCATTAGAACTAAAACGTTGCTGCAGTTCGACGTATGCACGTTCCAATTCCTCAGCTGATTCATATTTACCAGCAAGCAATTGGTTCTGCTCTTGCTCCATCTGTTCACCAACAGCAATGGAGTTCAGTTCTTCATCAGAAAATTCAGGTTGTCCTTGATCAGGTTGATAAGTCAGAGTTGTCATATGCGGTAGATACTTGTAGGGTTCCAAGACCAGGCTTGGTTACATAACCAGTTGAACGACCAAGGGTCGGAGTACCAGCCTTTTTCTTAGGTGCGTACTTGTTCCCTTGGTTAGCGAGATACTGTCGGTCTTCAACCGAAAGCTCCTTGACCTCCTGGGGCGGGTCCTGGGGCTGGAGGTGCTCCGCCTTCTCCACTGGTTTCGGAGGAGACTTGCGGCGGCGCTTGATCGGGCGCGACGGGGTTTGATTCTGCATTGGGTAGTTGTGCTAATTGAGATGCTTGTTTGGTGAGAGCAAGATCTTGATCCATCTGCGCTTGCTGCTGCATCTGTTCTTGTTCTTCACCCTTAACTTGATCCATACCTTTAACCAAACCAAGCTGATCAATACCCATTGAACCTGCAAGACGTTTGATAACTTCTTCAGGGCTGATGTATTTCTGCAGTGCTTCAGGTCCCATCGTTTGAGAGATGGTCTGAAGGAACTCAGTCAATGCTTCACGATCAGCACCACGTCCTAGTGCATTAACACCAGCAACGATGGTTGGTTTAACAAGATCACTAGGCAGCTTAGGAATAGCCTTAGACTTTTGCAGTTGATCAAGTTTACGATTCAAATATGGAACAAGGAACTCAACAGTAAGCAGACTGAATAGTCCACCGAGTTGGGATTCAAGTTCATTTTGTGTCATCCGAACTTCTTCAGCGGTAGTACGCTCAGAGTCTCGGACATTCATAACAAGGAATGCTTCACTAAGTCTCTTCTGAAAGACTTGTGCCTGTTCAAATGCTGTACGGAAGTCAGCAGTCTTACCAACCTGTACGACACCAATGTCATCAGGTCTTCCTTGAACGATTGCACCGTTACCAGCAGCCGCCAGAGTGGCAGGCTTGGTGGTGCTAGAGGGTGACACAACGAACACGACTTTAGCTGCTGCTGCAGAGCCTTCTACGAGTGCCTGAGAGAGGGACTCAAGAGACTTCAGATCTCCAAGGAACTCTTCGCAACGACCACGTCCGTATGCTTCACCGTCTACATAGTTAAACCTCAGCGGAAGCCAAGGGTTCTTATCAATCGGAGCCTTACCATAACTAGATGGGATTACTTTTCCATAGATCTCCTGGTGCCAGACAACACGATTGTTCTCTCGCTTCACATGAGTGTATACATCACACTCACCAGGATTGGTTTCGTAGTCACCTGCAGGATGGTTAGGTTTATTTTCCGGTAAAAATTTTTCGACCAGTTTTTTACTGACTGTTTCGCGGGTGATGATCTCTGTTACGTTACCGCTGCCATCACGATCTACGACATAGCGATTCAAAGGGTAAAGCTTTAGCTGATCCTTATTCATATAGATCAGAGCATTGCCTGCTACAACCAAGTGTTTGAGTGCTTGGTGTACAACAACACGATCATCAGAAGCTGCAATAGATTCCATGATCGTACGCTCGATCTTTGCAAAGGACACATCCATCTCTGTCCTGACGCCAGGGTTCTGCTCAAACAACCCTTCAGGAATACCAGTCTCATCAACTTGTAGTTTGAAGAAGGTAGTCTGAGGAGGAAGAAGAGCGAGCATCAATTTAGATGCCAGGGTTACAACACCCTTAGCACCTACGGATTGCCATGGTGTCTTAAGTACCTTGGCACCCTTGGTGTATTCATCATCACGACGAATCAGATATGGAAGAGTCAGCTGTGAAGCTTCCCATGCTTTGTCTAGAAACTGTTGGCGGTCACTTTGAAGTACGTCATACCTCTGTTTGGCTGTCATTACTTAGTTCCTTTTTTCTTAGTTACGCCAGGTGCTGTGGTTGTGCTAGGCAAACCAAATGCACCCTTTGGTTTACTCTGCTTCGGTGCTTTACCTGTAGAAACTCCAGGTGCATACGTGGTAGAACCTTTAAACTTATTAGGCTTAGCAGGTTTAGTGCGCTTAGGCTTTTGATAATCAATAGTGGCACTCTTGTAAGTACTCTTCAATTGATCATTAGACTTACGTGAAGTAGAATACTTTTTAATCTTTCCATCAAGTCCACTAGGCTTAGCAACTTTCGAGGAGGTTAATACACCACCAGGCAGTTTAAGCTTGGGAGCCTTGGGAGCTTCGGGACGATCAGGGAGATCTTTAGAAGTAAGAGGCTTGCGCTCCTTGAGTCTCTTGAGTTCCTTGGGACGGTATCTCGACTTAGCTTTGTCGATCATAGAGCGAAGGTTATCGCGATGCTCTTCGTCCCTCTCCCGGTACTTCTTATCATTGAAGCTAGAGGATTCACGGAGACCATCCTTATCCTTTTTCTTATCTACTTTGACTTCGTCGTTTTTAGATTTGCCAGAGTTTTTGTACTCTTTCTCTGCTGATAGGAAAGCTTGGTAGCCCGCAGGGCTTCGTTGTTGCAAGGCACTACTATTCCACCTGCTTTTCGCTTCCTTGTATTCTTTTTTGCTTTTGAAACTCATTGTTCAATACGATTTAGAAGCCACTCGATAACAGAACGCTGACCAGATCTATACATGATGGTCTCGATACTGTCACTAGGAGTAGGAGTAAGAGGTGGAAAGTTTTCTTCTAGCTCTTTGACCATGGCATGATGTTCCATGCCGAGGGTCTCAAGCATGCTTAGCGAGGTAGGAGATTGCATCGGCTAGAAACTGAATGTTGTCTTTAAATTTTCCCAGACCTGTGTTGCAGTTCTGGCACAGGAGACCACGTACTTTTCCTGACTCGTGAC